CAAGTAAAGAATTTTCCTGGACTTGATTGAAAATTCCGGTTCCGGTTTATTCACTTTATGGGCTCGAACCGAAGCGCGATTGGTGTATCTTGTCTTTGCGGCAAATCGCGAATCGCCTTCATAGGTTGGCAACGAATAAATATGGTTCCCCGTCGGATAAAATATATTCATCAATTTTAGCAAAGTATGATTTCCATATTTGAGAACCATGATATATCCCCAAACTTGCGGGCGATAACTGAATACATCTTTTTTATATTTGGATTCCAAGCTCGGAACCAATTCATTGCGGATGATATTGGCGAATTCAGGGAAACCTTTATGCGGGCAAGCAGTGAAAGTATAATAAGTTGTGTCATTGTAGAACTCCTGGATAGGTACTTTATATTTTTGCAAAAACGCTTCGATTTCCAGCATCATATTCAGCAATTCTTTCCGCAGATCATTTTTAATTTTCAATTCGGCTTGCGAAACGAGTTGATCGAAATTATTTTCAAGATCCATTTTAAAACAAAATAATTTTCTGTTTTAAAACAAAATTATTCTGTTTTAAAAAAAAGATGAACAAGCAATTGGTCAAATTCAATTTTGTAAATAAATCCGGTTCCGATATATCTGTTAAATTATTGCCGGTTCGAATCAGGCATTTGGATAGCTATAATTCCATCCGCAACAAGGAGACCGTTTTGCAAATCAAAAATGGCGATTCTGCGGATTTTCAGGACATGGTTTATACCGCATTAGGAAGTTTCCAAATTATTATTCAGCGCGTTAATTATTCAAAATTGGTGCAATTCCAGCGGTTGATGGATAATTTGGATGGTGCGAGCTATATTAACTTTTATATCACTTCTGGCGACAGGAAAATCACTAGCAGCTCCGGACATAGCTCCACACATTATGCAATATTCCTAAAGAAATAAAGAAAAGCACAAAAATAAGATGATTCCGAAGAGATAGAAATATTGCATCTTTATTTTTTTTTTGATTTTAAGTTTGAATTTAAAACTAAAGATGCATAAGCAATTGTCCTACAACATTGACCCAAAATTTATTCATGGCTTAAAGGCAAGAGAAAATTCGTCCCCAATTTCAATTTTCACGTTAATGAGAACTTATTCCCGTAAAAAGGATGATGGTTCAAATGAAAGCTTTAAGGAAATCGTGGAGAGGGTCACAAATGGCTTTACCAGTATTGTAAAGGATAGAATTAATGAATTAAATCCAAAAGCAAAAGGTGTCAACTATGATAACTTGGCCAAGAAATTCGCATCAATGATGCATGATTTTAGGGGAACTCCTCCTGGTCGCGGTTTTTGGGCAATGGGAACCAAATTGGTTCACGAAAAGAAAATGGCCTTATCCTTGGTCAATTGCACATTCATCTCTAGCTCCAACATCGAAAAAGTTCAAGCAGGATTTTTTGCATACACAATGGATGTGCTCATGCTTGGCGTTGGTGTCGGTTTTGATGATCGCGGAGCTGGTCTCTTGAAAGTCAAAATTCCAACAAAGGAAAAAGTAAAGCATGTAGTTGCCGATTCCCGCGAAGGTTGGGTTGAAGCCATGCGAGTTTTAATCCAAAGTTACATGGATGGAAACGAAAGTTACGAATTTGATTATTCTAAGATTCGCCCAAAAGGAATTATCCTGAAAACATTTGGAGGAACTTCCAGTGGTCCAGATCCTTTAATTAAGGGAATGAACCAAGTGCGCGATTTGCTAAACAAGGCAACATCTTTCGATTCACTCTTGATTTGCGATATAAATAATATTATTGCGACAATTGTAATCGCGGGAAACGTTAGAAGAAGTTCACAAATTTTCTTGTCAAAGAACAAGGAGTGCATTCAATTCAAAAACTACGAAAACGAAAAGTACGCATACAGAGCTGCTTGGGGGTGGAGTTCGAACAATTCCATGATTATCGAAGATATGGATTATTACGATCAAGTAATCGACGAAATCAAAAGTGGTGTCATCAAAAATGGTGAACCAGGAATTTTCAACCTAAACAATGTTCGCAAATATGGATTAACTTCCAGAGGTCCTCTTGATCAAGAAGACGATTGCGATGGAACCAATCCTTGCGGGGAAGTTTCATTAAAAGGAAGCCATGAAGTTGGTTCCTTAGAGAAGTTTTCCGCTGGCGGTGAGACTTGTAATTTGTTTGAATTTCATCTGAACAATTATAAATATGAAACATTAGATGAAGCAATTGCACAACTTAAAGCGGATTTGGAATTAGGTGTTTTCTACACAAAAGCGGTCACATTAATTGAGCCGCATTGGGAGACAACCAGATTGATTCAAAATGAAAAGCGAAGAATTGGTCTTTCCTTTACTGGAATCTACACTTTTCTCGCCCGCTATTTCGATAATAACATTTCTCGATTTGCCCCAATTCTGGAAGAACTCTATGATTGTGTTAAGGAATATGATGTTAGTGTTTCCAAACTATTGGGTGTTACACAAAGCGTTAAAGTAACCACAGTCAAACCATCCGGAACGATGACACTTTGTGGTGGTGGATTTGCAGCAGGAATGCATGCATCGGCAGCCAAATGGTTTATCCGCAATATTCGCATTTCCAATGAAATGAAATCAGCCTTGAAGGTATTAAATGATAAAGGATATCGCGTCGAGCCTTGCGTGCATCAACCGGAAGTGACTTCTGTAATCAGTTTTCCCTGCAAGAGTCAAGAAGGCGAAATCACTAAACGAGACATTACAATCGAAGGACAATTTGAATTGCTTAGTTGCATGCAAAGTCATTGGTCGGATAATCAAGTATCCTGCACTATTACTTTCACCGACAAAGAAGCAGACAGAATCCCGGATCTGCTTAAGAAATATAAAAATTCTATCAAGTCGGTTAGTTTGCTTAAACTGAATACAACTTACTATCCGCAAAGCCCAGAAATAGAAATCACGGAAGAACAATACAATAAAATGATCAGTGAAATTGAACCTCTCGAATATGAGGATTTTATTAATTCCACCGATCGCGAGGAAGAGAAAGATCTCTATTGCTCTGGCGATAAATGCATGATTAGATAATTACAAAAGTTGATTAACTTTTATAGAAAATTATAATTTTTTTTGTTCAAAATTAAGAAAATGACGAAAGTTGCAATCTATCACTTGATGGGTAATTATTTCCCGTTTCCACAAGTTTGCGGCACGGATATCGGAGGTGCTTCATGGGCGTCTGGAACTGATCTCGGTTCCATCTTCGAAGTGAACTCCAGCAAATTGAGTTTCCGCACAGGAAATTATAATAGTATCGATAATAATGGAAATCCAATTATTGATCCATACGAGGACAGGACTGCAGGAACCGGAAAAGGAATGCTCCAGAATAATCACGAATATTATTTCTCAGAGGGTTTGCCAGACTTGGATTTCAATATGGTGTTTTGCTTATCCGATGTTTACACCAAATTGACTTGGTCTACTGTACCGAACGACCCGAATGTATTCTTCATGTACATGGGCGGAGTGGATGGATACTGGACCGAGCAAACACTTACCAATTTGCAATATCCTTATACAATTTATGTTGCGTTTCCATTTAAGAATTATCCATGTTACAAATACAACCCAAATACGGGATTGCAAGAATCTTATTATCCAACCACATCCGAAGTGCGCGCAGGAATTGCTAGTTTATCAAGCACACCTGCAGTAATTGCCGGCCAGAGTGCATCTCCCGATTTGCTAAAGTATATTTCGTTTTAATTAATAATATTTTTTTTGTGAAGTATGAAAAAGTTATGTCTTCAGCAAGCACATTAACATTAGTAAATTACACCGGACTAGATTTGCAACTCCTCGACGGCACCGATGTCGTGGCAGATATTCCTTGCGGTGGATTCAGAAATCCAATTACCGTATCGATGGGTGGCGATTATAAAGATACCCCAGTTACTGTTCAATCCAGTGCTTATGATGCCGATTCAACCAAATTCCAGTTTGCGCCTTCCACTTTCACCCCAAAAGGAACCGCAACATCAGGAACCACAGTAATCATTGGAGTTATCAGACCAAACAGTGATGCATCCAATGCAAATAAAGTAATGGAATTCGATGCCTCCACTAAGGATGTATTGTTCTTCAATTGCACCGCCAATGCTCGCCCTACTTCCGGAAGAAGAATCGTGGCTACCCGTGTTAGCGCAGACGCCACAAACAAAATGGTTGGTTTGGTTGCAGATAATTTAGAATCATCCGATATTAAAAAACACAGCGATGATATGATCGATACAGTCAGCGCTTGGCTCAATGATGCATCTTCCTCTATTTCCGATTTGCCAATTGTTGGCCCATTACTCGGCGCATCGTTTGCATCTGTCTTCATTTTGCTCTTAATCTTGATCGTGGTGATTGTTGCGTTCGCTTTTGTCGCTCGTTGGGGATATAAAAAATATAAAAATAGATCTGTCTAAATAAAAATGATTGCACTCGACTATACCGCGTCGGACATTCCGGGACTAAATTTTATAATTAAAGAAGGCAGCAGCGTAGATATGCCTTTGCTCCTAATACTGCTTTTGATTATAATCTTTATAACTTTAAGCTTAACTATTAGCGCCGCTTTATATTGCAAATTGCGAAAAAATATCGGTATTTGCGAAACCTGTTGGTGATTAAGCTTTACTTTTTTTGTATTGGCGCACTCCAAAAACAGCGGCAACAGCAATCACAATTGTTAGAATAATGATAATTGCAATGATAAGCCAATTATATGGATCAGATGCAGCGGCAACGACTGTATCCACAACCGTGTCTGGAAGCAATGATCCAGTATCCGGCGCATCATCGTCGAGCATAACGTAAATGTCATCCTGAATAAGTGGAACCGTATCTTTCTGATCGGCCAAAGTGCTGTTTGGAATAAATCCACAATAACCGCGAGAATTATCATTTAAGATTTTGTAACTTGTATCCATTTTGTCTTCGGTCAATTCTGCTCTGTATCTTGTTCCGTCTAAGTCGAACAAAAATGCATAAGCCACGCCAAACAGAGGATAGAAATTGGTATTGCTTGCAGTTGGTTGCACCAAATACAATCCATTGTAACAACCCGGCGCAAAGTATAATCCACCCATTGGTGGGTTGGCAACTACTTCATCTGCCGCATAGTTTTTGTTGGCGTTTGTAAGGAAATCCCTTCTAGTGTAATTCTTCAAAGTGTAATAGGAGAATTCAGGAATGCTGAATTGCCCGACCAACTTTACTTTGTTGTACTCATCGCGAGTATACCACCAAACATCAACGGAATCTGGTGAATAATTGTAGATCTTCGAGGTATAAGGCCCATCACTATCAGTTAAAGGATAGAGTATTTCGCCGGTTTGACTTATATTGTAACTAGTCATTTTTTTAGATTCCAAAAAAATAAATTTGTAAATTATACATCTTCCGGTTTGGAAATAAAAAGTTTATAAACTGCAGCTGCCCCGATTACCAAAACCATAACTGCGATTAAGATCAATATGACGCTCAAGAATATATAGCTGCTCCATGTTGTGGAAGTTAACACTACGGTTGCTTCCTCGCCATAGATTTCTTTATCCAAAATAGGAACATTGGATTCGCTTGTGTTCGGCAAAAGTGGAGCGTAACCTCTGGAGTTGTCGAATATTATATTGAAACTTGGTGTGCCTTGTTCTTCTGTTTCCGTAACTCTGTATTTCTGGTCGCCTGAATAAACATAAGCATAGGATTGATTGAACAATGGATAAAACTTTCTACTCTGGAATGAACTCGGAATCAAATACAATCCATTGCGGAATCTTGGCGCGAATTCCAAACTTGCCTGCAATGATGTGAAGGTTTTCTCACCAACGGAAAGCACATCGCGAATGGTGTAATCCTTTAGTGTTTTGCTTCCTTGCTTTGGTAAAGTAAACTTTTCCCTGTATTCTCCATTTGAATACCACCAAATCTCCACTTCAAAAGGGGAATAATTGTGGATAGTTG